TATACCAATACAACGTTAGCAGAAACTTGGGAAGATAGAGGGCAAGTAATAGACGGTGAAAAGCTATTAGACAAACTTGAAAACTATGATCCCAAAGAAAAGATGCCAGAAGGTGTATTGTTTTTGACTGGCGCTGTTGACGTACAGGAACACTTTTTAGCAGTTGAAATAGCTGGACATGGTTTATATAACGAACGGTGGGGAATAGAACGTATAAATATAATGGGCGATACCAAACAGCCTAAAGTATGGAATGACTTAGCTGATTTTCTCTGGTCTGGTTATCCTAAAAATGTACCTACCGAACAAAGAAAAAAACCTTTGTGTATTTGCGTTGATAGTGGTTTCAATACGGTTAACGTTAAATTGTTTTGTGAGAAATATACATATAAGAACGTCCACGCTATTAAAGGTATGGCTGGAAAAAGACAATTGATAGACCGCCCTAGACATGGAGCCGCTAATATTATTCTTATCGGCGTGGATGAAGGCAAAGACAGAATAGCAAACAGTCTTAAACTTGAAGCTAAAAGCGGTCCCGAAGTTTGGCATTTTCCTAATTGTAATGGCTATGATTTTTCTTATTTCAAAGAGCTAACAGCCGAACAATTAAAGACAAAGTTTAGTAATGGGTTTGCTACTAGATATTGGGCAAAGATAAGTAAATCACAACCGAATGAAAGTTTAGATTTGGGAGTATATAACATTGCGGCGTTAAGAATACAAAATCCGAATTGGGAAGCATTTAAAAAGAAGTTGGATAAGGAAAAAGAAGCTAAGAAACCCATTGAAGAAAAACAAGAACAGACACCTAAACCAGAAAATCCATTGAAAAAATTAGACACAATAAATAATAGTAACTACGAAAAAAATATGCGCCGTAAGTTTGGAATAGGTAGAAAACAAGGTTCATGGATGAATTTTTGAAAATAAAATGGCAAAATCTTATATTAAATATATAGTATAGGGGTATTTACATTATGGAATATGATTGCAACGAAGACGAAACTTTATTTTATAACGGAAACAGAATACCCGATGATTTTATGGCGGGCACTTCTATAAATTGGACGTATGGTTTTAATAATTATCCTTCAAATGTTTTTACTTCAAATCTTTTTATTGTTAATTTAAATAGTAACTTCTCAATAAGCGGAACAAGTGTAAATCAAACCGAATTTAATTATTACGTAAATGCTTCTGGAACTTCTGGAATTGAGGCTGGCGATTATCAAATTTCAATTGTTTGTTATTCAGGTACGGACGCATTCACAGCCAAGGTAAGTAATATAACAGTTGTAGCTAATGTTTCTAATGGTTCAATTGTCGATACCAGAACACCTAATAAAGTAATGCTAGACAATATCAATGCCGTTTTGAGTGGGCATATAACAGCCGATACAAATAATTATACGATTGGTGGACGTTCTTTAACCAAACTTCCTTTAGCTGAATTGATGGACTTGCAAACTACCTACCAATCAAGAGTAGCCGAAGAATTGAGAATAGAGCGCAAACAATCTAATACGCTGAAATTTAAATATAAGGACTTGTATGAACCTTCTGTCATCAATCGCAAACGCATTTACTAAAAAGAAGAATGTTACGGTTAGACAAGTTCACCAAATAGAAAAAGCAGGAATCTTTGAAACGGCCAAAGACTCTAGCTTAAATTCTACCTTTAAAAGCAAGGCAAGAGCATTTGAAGCCGCTAGAAATTCTCGTTTAAATAGTGGCTGGGATTTTACGGCAGTTGATACCAATATTGAATTAGCAAGCTACCTGAATATTTTAAAGTTTCGTGCAAGGGATTTACTTAAAAATTCAACGTTAGTAAATTCATATGCAAATTTGATGGTTACTAATTGTGTTGGCTCCGAAGGTTTCACTTTAAAAAATATGGCTCAAAACATAGACGCCAAAGGGAAACCTACAGGTCAACCAGATGCAGTTGCTAATTTAATAATAGAAAACCTTTGGAATAAGTTTAGCATTGATCCTTGCGTTTCCCATGATAGAAGTATGAAAGAAGTATTAAGGGAAATTGTACAAAGCTTATCCGTAGACGGTGAAGCAGTTATTATCTTGCATCCTGGTTTTGATAATCAGTTTAATTATGGAATTGAAGTTGTAGACTCACTTACTTTGGACCCTGGATTAAATATTATCAATAAAGAAAATGGGAACAAGATAATTTGCGGCATTGAATTTGACCAATACAAAGCACCACAGTTTTATTATTTCAGAAGCCCATTTACTTTTTCAATGCAGACAAATAACTATACAAAGGTTCCAGCATCAAGAGTTTTACATTTATTTAATAGAAAGATTGTTTCACAGGTTAGAGGCTTTCCGCCAGCTACGCCAACAATGGAAGATTTGAAAAGCTTAGACGGTTATATACAAGCCGAATTAACAGCCGCTAGAACATCCGCCGCTAAAATGGGATTCATAGAACAAGACGGAAACGTAACATATAGCGGGGATGAATTTGACGAACACGGCGACCCTATATCCACAGTAGAACCAGGAACAATTGAAATACTACAGAAGGGACAGAAGTTTGTTGGCTGGGCTTCGGATCATCCTAACGCTGGTTTTAAAAGTTTCATTCAGTCTTTGCAAATGGGTATTTCAAGTTCTTTAGGTTTATCTTACAACGCGCTACTTTCTGACTATATGGCCGTTAACTATTCAAGCCTTAGAGCCGCTGGACTTAATGACCGAGAAACATATAAACAAGTTCAAGATTCCGTAATAGAAAAAATTATGTATCCGATGTTTGAAGATTGGTTACAAATGCAAATGCTAAATAAGAATGTAAATTTACCAATGTTTAAATTCGATAACTTCAATCAGCCTGTTTTCCACGTTAAGAAAGGTAAATATTTCGACCCGTTAAAAGAAGTTACAGCACAAAAAATAGCATTAGAAATAGCGACAACTTCAAGAACAAGAATAGTTGCCGAAAATGGCGGGGACTTTATGGACATATTAACCGAACGTGAAGCAGAAGAAACAGCAATGAAAGAAGCAAACGTACCAACAATCTATGACTTAAATCAGCCCTTGCAAAATTCGCCAACACAAAATTCAAGTGCCGCTAATGCTGGTGGGGATGAAACGGAGAATAACTAAAATGGAATTCAAAAATATATTTGAAAACAAAATTCAGAAAAGGGAAGTATCAAACCCAAGTAAGATTGATGCAGATACCCAAACAATAACAATTCCAATTTCAAGCGAATTACCAGTTATAAGAAATGCAGATGGTTACGTTTATTACGAAGTCTTAATGCATAGCCCCGACAATGTAGACTTATCAAGGGCAAATAATGGTGCGCCTGTTTTAGACCAACACGGCGGAAAACAAATTGGAGTTTTTAATAAAGCGTTTGTACAAGATGGAAGGGTATTTGCTCAATTGCAGTTTTCTAAGAATGATCCACAGGCAGTAATTACATTCAAAGATATTCAAGACGGAATCATAAGAAACTTTTCAATTGATTATTCCATCAATTCAATAAATCCAGCACCATACCCACAATCTAGAGAGGGATACGATACGATTACAGCTAATAATTGGCAGTTGCTAGGAGTTTCAATAGCTCCAATTCCAGCCGATCAAACAGTTGGTGTAGGTAGAAAATTAGAGGGTGTTGACCCCGTAAGGGTTAATGAAGTTGCTAAAGATGGCATCAATAGCAAAAATCCAATAATTGAGAATAGAAAAGAAGTTGAAGTAAAAACAGTTCAAACAAATAAATCTGAAACTAAAAATCAGAACACACAAAACAGGAGAAATAAAATGACAGAAAATATTGATGCAGAATCATTGATAGAAGCGGAAAGTAAAAGACGCGACGAAATTTCTTTAATGGCCGATCAATTTGCCCATATTAAAGGAATGAAAGAAGCAGGGAAGAAAGCAGAACGTTCACGCATGACAGCCGATGAATTTAGAGCCATTGCAATGGAAATGATTGCAAAGGGCGTTAAATCAGAGGAAGTAAATATTCCTACAGAACAAAAACGTGAAAATACTTGGCTTCCAGAAAAAGAAGCAAAGCAATTTAGCATTGCAAGAGTAATTGGTCTTTCAATGGAAAACAAACCTATTGACGGTTTAGAAGGTGAAGTAATGCGCGAAATGGAAATCAAACATGGACGCGCTAAGAAAGGTTTTCAAATTCCAATGGACGTTATGAAATTACAAAAACGTGACAACACAACGGTTCCAGGTTCCAAAGGTGGTTTCTTAATTGATACACAGCCACAAACATTTATTGATTATCTTTACAATAAATGTTATGTGCTGGAATTAGGTGCTACTATGCTTCCT